GGCGGCGGGCACTTCTGCCAAGGCGGCGACGACGGGCGCGACTTCGGGGGTGGCGATGATTTCGACCACGGGGGCCGCTTCAATTTTTTCGACTACTGGCGATGTTTCCATTTGTAGATTTTTGATGTCAACTGCGGTGAAGGCTGAAAACATCCCGGCGGGGTTTGCGGCGGGGGCAGAAACGACCGAGATATCGTAGATCTCACTTACACGGGCGTACCGATTGCCACCCACTTCGTCGGGTACTCCGCTAAACGTGAGGGACAGGCCAAAGCCTTCGGGCAGTTCCTTGGCGAGCTGCTGGACGAACTGGGCTTGGGTGGTGCTGAAGAGGGTGAGATCGCCCATGAGCCGATCGCCTTTAATGACAAAGCCGTCGATGTAGCCGAGGATGCCGTCGACCTGGGCACCGTGGCCCATGGTGACTTTGATCCGCTTCATCGTTTGCGCCACTGCCAGCGCTTGCTCGAGGGAGGTTTGGTCGATGAGTAGGTTGTGGCCTTTAGCCTCGCCTACAGTTAAGATGGAAACGGACGGGAGTTTGTTGGCCATGCCCGCGCATGGCGTGTCAAATTAGTTACGGGTGAGGACGGGGTCTGGAAACACCGGCTGGTAGGGGACGGGTTGGCCGGGATCTTGGGGGGTGTGTAGATCCTCCATGGCTTTACGAATACAATAAGCAAGATTCTCGGCCCCCTCTTTTTTCTTCATATTGAGGGTTTGATTATTCAAACCGCCTAGCATTAGTTCGACGTACCATTTACCAAAAGCGCGGATGCATTTGTAAAGGATGGCAAGTGATGCGCAGATAAAAAATCCACCCATAACTGGGCTATCTACTGAAAACATTAAGACAGAACCAAAGAGGATTCCAAAGCCGCTAAGGAACATCCACATGACGCGTCCGACCATGCCGGTAGTATCTTCAGCACAACGGACGCCCTGCAGGTTGGCGATTGGGTAGGTCTGGTTATAGGGCGGCCCCAGGATAATAAGCTGACGGGTGACGATAACGGTGCCGTCGTTGTAGTATTGGGTGGAGGCCGCAGGCTGTGGCTCGGGTGCGTCAATAGGATCAAAGGATATCCTGCTCACCCTTTAAGCCTGCTCCTAGTGCAGGCTGTAGCAACTTCTTTTTTTAGCTAACTCTTCAGCAAATCGCCGTCGGCTTCGCGGTAGCTTTTTTTTACCTCGCCACCGCCTGCCATTGTAAGAAATTTATTTACCCTAGCGATGGCCCAAGCGGTCCGGCTGTTGGGTCTGCCACCGCCGATCTTAGGCCGGTAGCTGGTAGAGAAAGCACCCGCGCCCCTGCGGAAAACCTTTTTCAAGGTGCCAAGGGAAGGAGCGTTTCGGGTGGGGTGGTTTTTCTTAAACTCGGCTATTTTGTTTTTTAAGGTTTGCTCGACCGCCTCGCTGATCTCGATGTCTCCTGCTTTAGATCTAGTAGAAGCTGTGCCCGCAGGATTTACGTCGCTGCCTTTCTTGCGTTCGCTGGGAGGCGCTGGCGTTTGGCTGGCCGACTTGGGCCCCGGCCGAGCCGCCATCTCACGGGCGATCCTGCGCATCTGTACCGCCGCCCAGCTCTGGGCAGGATCTCCGCCCCATAGCGCCCAGGCTATCCGGCCCGCTGAGGGAAAGCCTGGCTCACCGGGGTTAAAGCCCTCGCCTTTTTTGTCGACTTCGTGCCTAGCGAGGAATGAGCTGATGCGGGCGATGGTTTCGTCTGGAAAGTCTACGTTGTTAATGATGTCCCGCGCCCTAGCCACTCCCACCTCAGTGCCGCCACGATTGTATTCTCGGCGCCACGCTAGACCTTTCTTAGCTTCGGCGATCATGCCGGCCGTAGGTTTAGCTAGTTCTGTTTTTTCTTTTTTTTTAAGCCCGAGCGCGTTGATAATCATTTCCAGTTCTTTGTCGCTCAAGTTAAAATCGGGCGCGTCGTCGGGCATGATAAAGGATGGGGCTGGTGCCTGCATCTCCTCGGGCACGCTGTTGGGGCCGGCCTTAACCTCGTTAGGATCGGTAATGATATCGTTAGGGGTGGTGGTATCGGTGGCAGTAGCGTCGTCCTTCGGTTCTTCTGGGATCGGTGCCTCTTCTGGGGCGGCGGTGATCGGGGCTTCTGTAGGAGCAAGTGAGGCAGATGAATTTCCTTGGGCTATTTTTGCAGCGTCTTCTTTGTTTAAACCAAACACGGTGACCAAAATAACCTCAGCCTGTCCTGCTGTAATTTGTCCGCTTCCAAGTGATTGCAGAATTGCGGTAAGAGACTGAGCGCCACCCACACCAATTTTAGTGATGAGAGGTTCGGCTGCGACTTCCACGCCTCCGCTCATGTATGTTTTTTCAACTTTAATCTGATTCACTTGCTCAACCCAATCCTCCCCTAATTCTCCGTGGTAGGTTTGTAGGCTTATCAGGCCCGCCTTATAGGATTCCCGTGCCTGCATTTCCTCGCGACCTGCGTCCACGGTGAGTGACTTCGGAGTCTGCCAGGATACTTTCCGATAATCTTCTGCGGGCGGTAGATCCCCGTTAGCGATCGCCCGGCCGATAAAGTACGCCCATGACCTGTTACAGAATCGATCGACTAAAAGGCGTTGGCGTTGTTCAAAACGGCGCTGGGCCTTGGCAACAATAAACCTCATCCCTGCCCCACCGACTGAGGCTGGATCGTAAACAAACTCGATCGGTAGACCTAAGCCCATGGCCACGTCACGGATTAGGAATTTTGCGAAGGGCTCAAATCCGTTGTTCGGCCGGTTGGGTGCGACCATCTCAATCTTCTCCCCAGGGGCGAGACGCGGGATGGTGGCGGAGCTGGTGATCTGTTCGCGGGCGATGCTGGTGTCGCCTGTGTCGACGGGCTGGATGTTGCCAAAGAATCCGCCACTGCTGGCGAGGGCGTCGCCTTCGTTCGACGTGATGACGGCGGCGATCGATCCCTGCAACTTGAGCGCGTCTTTTTCAAACTCGCCCAGGAGTTTTAGATCACGTACGTGATTGAGTGCGCGGGCTAGATTAGATCCGCCACGGATCTGGTCCGGGCGTTCCATTTCCATAAGATGGATTACAAGATCGGCGTTTATTTTTCGGTACGTATCGCCGAGCTCGAGCAGGTAAGCGGTAGGCTCACCCATCTTGCCCAAGAAAACACCGTCGGTAGATTCATAGTTATCACCCTCGCAAACTCTGTGACCCTCAACGACTTGTAGTTTTCCTTTGTCGGTCATGATGACAAACACGTCGCCGTCCACGTCGATCGATCGGCTTAGTGCTAGAAGCAGATCTGTCCAGGTCATCCGGCCCGTGACTTCTGGGTTAGGCGCCACTACATCGCGCCAGTATTGCTCGGCCAACTTTCCGAACTCTGTATCGGTGCCGCGATATTGGGGGCGGAGTCCAGGGCCGACGGAGTAGGCGGCGATTGAATCGACGGCGCCTTTAATCAACCCCACGTTTCGGTACATGTGCCGGGCAAGTTTAAGAAGTTCCGTTCGCGTCCATTCGCTTAAATCAAGCGACGAGTCGCGAGCGTGTGCACCGTAGATGACTGGGCGTTTGCGGGAGAATCCTGCCGCCTCGTAAGGCTGAAACGTACTGATACCAGAGCCGAATCCTGCACTGAAGCTTTTGATGCCTGCGCCAATCCGACGAACTAGGGAGACGCTGGCCATGTTAGCTGTCGATCAGCGAGCTAAAGTCAGCTGTGGTTCGGGTAAGGGTAATTCCACCCAAGTAATCGATGGCGCTTTGAAACAGTTCGACGCGGTCGGTGGGCTTGAGATCGATCTGGAAGCTGGCGGATTGCCCGCCGGCTGAAGATCCTACCAACGCCCGGCCTGAGGCGGCGCCTGTCATGGCGGTGCGGCGGTCCGCTGCGAGCGATACCAGGGCGGAAGCAGTCACCCCGCTGGCTTGAGCCAAGTAATCGGTGGCGACTGCCCGGATCAGACGACGGGAAAGGGCGGCCATTGTCCCTAGCAGTTTGTCAACGTACCCAATTAAGTTTCTAAACTTCATGCTGGGACGGGTACGGGCTGGGCAGGAAGAGGCTCAGCGTCGCGGATCATTGTCTCGATCATGATGAGGGACATTTTTTCGGTATCTCCAAGGTGGTTTCCGCCTACCACTTCCCACGCAAGTTCTTTATGGCCAAATTTCATCCTACGTTCGACGAGACGTTCTGCGGTGAGCTGAGCGATGTAGTCGCGTCCAGTGTTACGAGGGAGCCACCAATCCTTTGTGTCGCGGTCTTTAATCTTATTGATGTAAAGACGTTCTTTCCAGACGTTGTCGTCGTATTGGACCAATCGCACAGCACGGCCGCGGTGCTCGATCACCTGGCGGATGACGCTGGCGCGCATACCCGTAGACGCTCCCCTGCCTTTAGATGCCCAGAATTTTCCGCCTGAGTTCAAGACAAACTCGTACACTCCCCCGGTGCGCCGGGCGGCATATCCAGAATCCACTAGGCCGCCATGGCACTGGATAAGTTTACCTGGGCAATCTTTAACGGGATATTTTTCGTTAAACTTGGCCAAGATCGCATCCCAACCAACGCAGGATCCGTAGTCGACCATGGCGGACCATCTCTTGCCGTTGACTATTCCTGAGGCGCGAATAAGCCACCAGAGTTCTGTTTGCTGTACGTCCACCGTCATAAACATGGCGTCGGGTTCCCTTGGAATTTCGCCAATAATATATTCGGGTGAGCTGGTGATGACGTCGTCGACGTTACTTGCTTTAACCGTGGTGGCAGATGGGGACCACGGCCGGGCTAGGTAGCTGTTTACAAAATAGTGCAGGCCACGCGGGCTGTCGCGATCCTGCAGGAAACGGGTGGCGAGATCGCCCCAGCGCTTAAAGGGAGAGTAAAGTGAATTAAGGTGGTAAGAACGGCGGCCCGGCTCCCCCAAGGCGGTGGGCTTCCAATGGCCCGCAGTGAGCATAGCAGCCTTATGTTCGTGTCCGATCAGTTCCCTGCACCCTGGACACTCGTATCGCGTAGACTCTGCCACCCGATCAAAATCCCACGTGGCAGTCTCAGCATCGAAAGCGGTTTCATCGTACTTAATTCCCTCCCACCCTAATTCTATATGATGTTTACAAAACGGGCATGGAACCATGTAGACCCGTTGGTCACCGCGTTTATATTCAGTCCAGACGTTTACGCCACGATCTAGCGTCGGGGTCGATGCCATAACGAACAACCAATCGGCAAATGATTCCATCCTAGCCCCGACCAACTGAAGTGGCGGCGCTTCCTTCTCTCCCCAATCAGGAAACTTATCGATCTCGTCTGCAAAGACTAGACCTGCAGATCGGCTAGAAAGATTCGCGTCCGATCCGGCGCCCACCCACCAGACCGTTGCGTTTGTGAATCTTTGCTCGTCCAATTTAATTAGATCACGATCTGGGGGCATCTTTGCCGTTAAGCATGGATTACACTTTACCAACTCCAGCCACTTCTCCTGGCTGATGCTTCGAGCCAGCTTTAAACTAGGCAGCACCATCATTGATGCCGTCGGGCGTTCCGCCACCCGGTGCGCCAGCATCACCTGCAAAGCGGTAGACTTTCCTGACTGCACAGCAAAGCATAATACCAGCTCATGAACCTTTGGATTTGTAGAGCAGTCGATTACTTCTCTGAGGTAGGGCATGCGATCCAACGAAAACTTACCTGGCTGAACTTTTGAATACCGATCACTGAACTGAAGGGTGGCCTCCGCCCAAGCTGATACAGATCCGTAACCCGGTCTCATGTGCTTCGCCCGCGCGTCTTGTTCTGCCTGATGATTGTTAGTGGTCATGAAATCATGCTTCTTGAAGCTTCGTCATCAGACGGGTGCAGTAATCCGTGATCCATAAGTTAACTTCCTCTGTCTTCAACATTTCAAGACGGGAAGGCGCAGTGCGCATTAGATCATCCAGACCAGAACGCATCTCACGAAACACCCGGTCCATAGCTTCCACGTGGGTAGACTTTGGCATCACAAACCCAGCGGCGGTACGGGCGCGCTCGTAATCATTGTGACGTTTAATGGCGTTGTCCTGTAATTTTGGCAGAACAGAGAAGGCACCACGCATCCTCATCGGATCTTTGTCTTCTGATGCCTCGATTAATTCATTTACACATGCCCAAACAAAGCGGGCGGCCGCGTCGGCATGCCGTCGGTACTCAGCCACACCGGGATCCTCCCCAGGTTGAATCGGTTCCATTGACGGCCGGTCTGTATGAATAGCTGCGTGGGCCGCCACGGCTGCTGCTAACTTGACTCTAGGGGCACGCTGACCATGCACTGATCGCCATGCCGTCGCTTCTTCAATCGTTGTAAGAGGCATGCCCTTAGCCACCCACTTGGCCACTGCCTGTCTGGAGCATCCCCATTCGGTCGCAACGTCTTGAGCAGTCATTTTACAGGGCAACTTGTCAACCTAAGGCGGAAGCTAAGTTCCTCGCGTTTTTATACCGAAGGTCTTAACCATCGCACCCTTTGCGCCTGTATTAAAAGATTCCTTACTTGTCTGGCTGCAGACCAGACCATTAGCCGACCATGTACCCGACCATGTAGAGGCGTAAGGAGTGTGATAGTAGTAAGATATGAATGGTCTTACATGGTCAACATGGTCAGTGCCGTATCTATACGCGCGCGCGCTGGCGCGCCCGCGCCCGCAAGGCGTATAAGCGCTATAACGCAACCTACCATGCTAACCATGAGCGACCTCATGAAACATCCTGAGAGGGAGCGGGATCTGACTGAACATGGTCGGAGACCTGGTCGACTGAATGGTCTGCATATACCCGTGTGATCACTATCTCTCGCGTGTGTCCCTCACCTTTGATTGCGACAATGCGATCGCCGAACTGCCTACCATTGAACCTAGCAAGTATCTTACCAAACGATGATCGCTCTTTCCTTATAGCATCCTCCCGTTCTGGGATGTCCTCATCCAATACCCAATGAAACAAACCTTTTTCCCGAGCATCAGCCATTAACGTGGCCGGACGGTAGGACATTTCATTTCCTCCAAATAGCTGAGTACCGACCAGCTTAACCATATCAGCCAGTGTGTCGTCTTGGCTTACCACGGCACGCTGGCAAGGATGCACGCCTGTGACCATTTCAATGATCCCACCTATCTCAGAAGACCAACGCGGGAACGAACTGTTTGTCTGACTACCTCGAGGGCGACCACTATCATCCCAATGCTTTGCCACTGACCACATAGCGGCCAAAATCGTTCCCCGTGCTCTTAAAATATCCTCTTCACTTACATCCTTTTTAAACTTCCGATCTTCAATAAAAGCCTCCTTAACGTGCAACGCCAAGTGAAGCGTCCGCCTTCGCATATCTGGATTTACCCTAGCACTATTCGACGTAATAAAAATCAGTGTGTTCTTATCCACCACAAAACTTTTAGACAATCCCAACAGTCGCCCCTTCCACGTCGATGCAGTGATAAACGCCTCGAGCGGACTACTCTTAATTTCTCCTCGCCAATTATCAAACACCAAGTACCGATCTCCAGCTATGGCGCAAGCACTTAACAGCTTGGAAAGCTCATCCTGCCCTTTGGAATCCGGCGGGGCCGTGATCTGCATCGGACCAAACACCGGGCACACCGCATATCTGCACAACAGCGTTTTACCTGCTCCCTCACTGTTTGCGCTAAAGATAAAAGCCGGACGCGGCTCACGAACAGGAAGCAACAGATCCAAGAAGGCAGCAAACATAGACCCCAGGGCCACCGCCTTTGCCCTTGCGTGTTCAGTCGCTTCCTCACCGAACGGGAACTCGCTTAACACCTCCAAGAGATACGCCTGCGCATCTTCAAACGTCATGTCTCTGGCAAAGTCCTGTGACTCCTGCACTAGCACCTGACTCTCCTCGTCATACCCCGTGCCTAATAGATCCAGCGCCCCATCCTTTCTAAAGACAGGAAGCGGCACCTCCGAATACCCACGAATCGGCCGCAGATGCCTCGTAAACTGCCACGACTCCAATACACCCTGCGCTGCCTTATCTGATAGAGATGCGTTTTCCTCCCCATTCTGCGTGCGTTTGTACGGCACCACGTACAACTCCAGCCAAGTGTGAAACTTCTCGCTAGGCATCGTTTCCAACCTACCGGCCGCCGTCACATAAACTGGGATGCCGTCCCTCTGGTACATCTTGTCCTTTAAGGCTAGGCCCAACGCATTTGCCGTCTCACTAAGGAGCTTCCCGTTGCCAGGCAGTTCTACCCGTGTACGTCCGTCCCTTTCATCGGCCGTTTTTACCACCTCGGCCACGTTAAACCTATAACGATCCACCGCATCGTCAGACGTTTCCATGTAGGCGTCGCGTACCTTGCGACCCAGCTCGACCATAGTTTCACCATTACCGTACTTGTCTACGTACAAAGACAAATCCGCCTTATCAGGCCGTCCCTCCGGCCAGATCTTAGACCAATCCAAGACCCTCACCCTACAGCGCTTCCCTATTAAGGCCCTTGCTACCAGCTCGGCATGCGACTCACCCTGAGCATCACTGTCTTGAAAAACGTAAACTTCTCGGCCAGCTAAGGCCGCCGTGTAGCTATCCCGCCAGTTGCCCGCACCCATCGGGGCAGTCGTCGCCAGCCAGCCCATCTCAATCGCCCTATCTGCATCCTTTTCCCCCTCGCAAAACCACACCACTTCATCCGAACGGGCAATCAGTTGTGGAAGATTGTACAGCACCGGCTCTATGCCCTTAAGCTTCCACAGCCACCACTGATTGTTTTCCTTTTTAGCTACCTTGTCTTCGAACCTGTCCCCCTCATTTGCAGGCCGCCTTTGCAAAAAACTCTTTGGCTCATACCTCAAAGTCTGATGAGCCAGCGATCCATCCGCGTTTAGATACGAGTAGATCTTTACCGGAATTCCCCGAGTATTCTTTGGCTTTGCACCAGGGGCCGCCTTAGGCCGCGTTGACCTGGTCTCACTCGTATCGCCAGCAAACTCGCGGAGAATCTTAATCGCCTCACCTTGACTTACACCCCGCACCTTCTCGATCAGAGTCACCTGATCGCCTCCATCACCCGTGCCAAAATCCTTCCAACGTAATCCGTCTTTCCCCTCGTAGATATTGAACGACGGATTCTCGTCCCCCGCCCGTATCGGCGAGCACATCTTGCCCGTGCCAGAAGGGAAATTTGCAATACCCAGCTTAGCCGCTGTGTCCGAGAGGGACACAGTGGCCTTTAGTTCGGCAATAGTCACAAGCTTACTTCAGCCCCCAACCTTACCGCGTCTAAAGCCCGCACCGGATTTTCCAGATCCATCTCCCCAGACTCCATATCTTTGATTAGCTTTTTCAGCTCTGCGATATGGCGCTGTGCCCTCTCATACTTTTCCGTCATCACCTCCATCGGCGTCGGCAAGCTCATCCCTGCACCTCATTCTGTAAGAACGCCACTAGATCCACGATTAACTTCATTTCTGCCAGCAACTCCTTGTGCTTCTCCTTCGACCAATTCTCAATCGGATCTCTGGACTCAACATCACTGTGCCATTTTGAGAAACTTCGCACCACCTCCTGAATCGTGTTCACACCTCCTTGCCGTTCTTCAGATCCACGGATCACCTCACCCTGGGCGATCGATCGCTTTAGATCCATCGGAGTTAGCTTCTCCACCTCCGCCACCTTCGCCCACTTATCCTGCTCCTTCACCGTTGGTAGCTTGGTCAGGAACAGATAATGCTGGGCACTCAGCCCTGGGCGCCTGCGCTCGATCGGCACCGCCGCTAGACTCATCAGCAGGTCATACTTGCCACCTACAAAATCAAACTCCAGCTGATCGACCGCCTCGTCCCAATCAGACTCCTCATAGGACGCCTTTCCGTACTGCATCCAATCTGCCTCCCACCAGAGAGTCGCGGTTCGGGCTGCCTTTAGCATCCGGCCGACCTCCTTCCACTGCTCGATCGTCAGAGCCTTATCAAAGACCAACCCATTCGCAGTCATTCGCACACCGGGCACCTTCTCCACCGTCCTGCCTTCAGGATCCAGACGTTTCAATTCTAGGATTTGCATATTTTCAATACTCCCTTTTGGTTTTCAGTTTTTGTTTCAGCCACCCCCACCGACGCTCGGCGCCAATGGTTCCCACGTTGTACCGATCGGTAAGATTCCACTGCCCCTGCAGATTTGAAATTTGCGTTCGTACGTATACCTAGGTGATCCCGCCACCAAATTGTCCGCTTAGATAGCGCCGCCACCGTCCATCCAAACTCACGGGCCGCGGCCCGCATCGATGGCATCCCATTTAGCGAGCCCAAGTCACAAGCAAAGCCCAGCGCCCAGCAGGCCATCTTCGTATTGCCCGGCCGTAGGAGGACAGCCACCACCCGCGAGATCGTTTGAGACAGAGAGATCTTCACCTCCTCCGCCGCCCTTGCCTGCGTCCATTCATAGACGTGGCGGGCACAATCCAGCGTCTGAGTCAGAGTCGCCCCTGGTATCTGCTTACAAATAATCTCAGCCAGGAGATCTTCTGGGCCGTCTACCTCCCCAGCTATGTCCACCCTGTAAGACGCCTCGGGCGCCGATGCCGGATCCATCACAGACTTCACTTAAATTTCAATCGCCTCTAGTTCGTGAAGGATATCTAAAGCATCTTCAGTAATGTGATATTGTGATTTGCTCTCACCCGAGTCCCAATCGATATCCTTCAGAAATGGCATATCTTCAAAAATTACTTCGCCGCTAGGAGTTTTTTTGCCTGTCTCTACTTGCTTTAAATGAGTGTAGTGCCCACTTGCAGCTAACCCTGCAATAATTGTTGCCATACGATCTTTCTGATTTTCGTTCATTTTAGCCTCCTCTTTTTATTTTTTTTGCAAACATCCGCTCCACCGCACGACCCCGCGCCTTCATCTCTTGGATCTGTCCGTTGTAGCGGGCCCGCCAGTTGTTCATCTGGGCTTGCGTAGCCTTAGCCGTCATCACGTAGCCGTCCTTAGTGCCGATCACCATGCCAGCGCTGTGCTCCGCCCGGCGGCGCCAGGCACGACGGCGGCCGCCGTACAGATCGCATAGGCGCTGCGCCTGCACAGGCGTTTTCCGCCTGCGCAGGGCAGTCACCAGCTTGTTAGGCTTTGCCAGTTTCATCACCGCCAGCTCCTCAGCATCGGCCACGCCATTACAAACAGCGCGACCACCATCACTGGACCGATTACCCGCACCGCCATATCTAGGATCTCCATATTACTTTTCTCCTTAGGTTTGTTGTTTTGGTTTCAGTAAGCTCGTCACCACTTCCTCAAGTCTTCCCAATCGGGCTTCTAGCCCTTGGATGCGCATATCCCTGGCGGCGTTAGCAAACGCATCAAACACCCCAGCACTCCAGGCCACCGCTGGCTTGCACTCACCCAGCACCCCTTCGTGTTCCAGATCCCTCACATCAGTTGGTTCAATCATTTTATTTTTATTCCTCCAGTTCTGTTACTTTTCCAAAAAGGCATTTTCGGCGCAGGCCACGTCAGAGGTAGGTAGCGGTTTTTGCGGGGTGGTATAAAGCCCAGCGGCCGCAGAAATTTTTCTAGTACGGGAAAAAGCCGACCTCCGCCGCGGATAGAACGTGTGGAGGCCGATTTGCCGTCACCTAGCGCGGGGGCGCCAGGCAAACGACCCAAGGGAAAGGAACGCAAAGTCACAGATCCCACTCTTTTCTGCACTTGTCCACGAACCAGCAGCCAAAGGCTATGGCAAAGACCAGCCCACTTACCGCCACGCCGACCAGCACCAGCCATCCCACGATCACGGCCGCCATTCCAAACAGATCTTTGGCTAGCTGATAGTCCATCAGATAGTCCTTGGCGCTTTCCGCCAAATTAACTGCTCGGGACTATTTGCGGCTGCCTGCCAGCAAACGTTTACTTTTTTATCAGGATGAAAGTACCCAGTGTCTTTTTCGGGTGTATTAGATTGCGTTGTAGCGGATACAAAATTCGGTGTTTTTAGCTCGGGTACACTAAATATTGTATGAACTTTGCTCACGGTTGGTAGTGATACTGAGGCGGTCTTAGTCTGTCAACTGCTATTTTGCTAAATTGATACGATTCTTTTGACGCCTGGCAATATGTACGGCACGGGCCGCCCTAGCCTTCTTTAATCCCTCCAGCCGCGCAGGCGTTACCCTGCTCCCACCACGCTTGCCCAGCGCCGCCATGTACCGCGAAATTGTCGGGGTTAAAATTTGATCTTTCACGCTTGGTGGAATAAACGCCAAACGATAACGCGTCAAGCCTTGTCCTTTAATTGGGCACGTTGCCTTGCAGTTTGCACAGCCAGGCACGGCCAGAGGATTGGTAGATCTTGGCGGGTGTAATTGCTCTAAAAGCACCTTGTGCACGTTGAGCAATTTACTACGCCTGCTCTGCACATAGGCTGTCTGTTTTTCTCCCTCAAATTCAAGGTGCCGAATCCGAACTAGCGCTCCTGGCGCCAGCCCACACCCAAACAAGGGCGGCCAAGCCACCGGGCACCATCGCATAAGCGATGTGTCATGTATGTTTTTTCTCACGCACCTAATATCATAACCGCTACAGTGGCCCAAGCAAGCGACCCACCGCGCTGGAACGAGGGCTTAGCGCTTCTTTATCAGCCTAAAAAAAGGTGTGAGCCGAGTGTACGCACGCCTAGGGCCGTAGGCGGTGAGCGCGTTTTTATGGCGGACCTGCACGGGAGAAGAAAACTTTTTCATCTCAGCTTTGCCCGCCTTTACCATTGAGGACAAAACGCGACTCGCATGCGGAGGAGTAATTTTTAAAAGATCTGCGATGCCCTTAGTAGTTAGCCAGCCCGGTGGTGGCGGGCTTTCCGCTTTTCCAGAGACATGATCCTGCAGGGCTAGTGCCCAATCACGCGTCAGATCGGGTAGCGCCATTGGCCCTCCACTGGCGACAACACGTTTACCGTGCACCCCTGCCCTCCGTCTACGTACTCTCCCCAGGCGACGCCGTGTTGCCACCTGGTCACTGATCTCTGCCGCCGGGCGTAGTGCATGCTGCCTATGTCTGCCAAGCATCCAATCGTCCAACCCACCGGGGCGCCGATGCTCCTGCCCGCCGATCGATCTACCCGGTGCAGATGCCCAAACACCACGGGCTTGCGGAGCATCTCAACATGATCCCTCACCGATGACTCATTGAACATGTAGCCATGCCCAAACATTGTTCCCCCCAGCTCTCGCCACCCTTTTTCGATGTCGTAGGGAATGTAGGTGGCCCGTAGGTCTTTGCAGGTGTTGTGGATCTCGCTCAGTGCCGACGTACAGCAGTGCGCTACAATAGCGCTGGGAGAGTATTGTAAAGCGGTGAGTCTATGTTCGTGATTTCCTTCAAAAATCCAGTTAGCGCCTAGTTCTCGGACGAAATTAAGGCCAGCATCGAAGTCCTCACGGATGGATGTGCTTCTTTCTGGTGAGTCTGGATCTTTACGGGCACTTCCCATAAGGCCGGAGAGATCCACGAAGTCGCCGAGGTGCATGGTCACGTCCGGCTTCCACCGCTTCTTCATTTCTAGCGCAGCCTTAAGGGCGGCCGGATTAGCGAGGTGACCGTGGGAGCAGGATACGGCCAGCCACCGTTTCCACTTCTTTATGACTTTCACTTTTTGTCTTGGGCCGATGGAAAGCCTTGGAGGACGGCTAAGATCTGGCGACAATTTTCCCTGCTTTGTGAGGCAGCGACCGACGAATCTGCAGCGCCCTGCAGGGCGAGCTCGGCGATGACGGAAAGCTGGAGCCGGAGGGTGTGGACGTACGTGCAGAGATCCAGAACTTCGTCCCAGGCATCTTTCCATACGGGCCGACGCCACAGGGCGCCACCGTGCTCCTCCTGCCCCTTGCGGTACTTCTTAGACACGTCCCTGGCTAGATCACTGATGATCCCTGCTAAGTGCTTCTCATGCTCCTCAGACATAGGGCTATGAATGGCGGGCGATTCGGTCATGGACGCCTCATTTTTACGCGACGGGTACTTACACTTTTTGCAACGATTTGTTGGGTGGGTTTCTCCACATCTTTGCGGGGAATGTCACGCCAGCTTGCGTACTCGGCCGATT